GTAGTCCACCACCAGCTGCTTTGCGCGGTTCATCATAGCTTCGTTGTCCATTTTGTTTTCCTCCTTTTATTATTCCTCGTGGTCCATCACGCCCTCGGCTGCAATGGCCGCATTTGCCCAGAACAATGCCTCGTCCAGCTTCGTCAGTGCCAGACTGCGTTCCCGGCTTGGTGCAATACACCGCACCATTCCTTCTGCCTCCTGCATCTTCAGCCGCAGGTTTGTGCTGTATGCTGCTTCCGCAACATTGAATTTTCGTACAGGGTACATGTCATTTCCTCCATGGGCATGTGTCGCCAGGTCGTCTTTCGGCAAATGCAGGCTTTAGGATCGTATCATCTCCATAGTGGATGGCCTTGTGGGTCCGATCGCTCACGCAGATCACGTTTTCCGGGTCCAGAAGTGCGTCTGAGTGCTGAAGCACGTCCTCTTTCGTCAGCGGGTTCAGATGGTGGATAATAATGCGCGGCCGGATGGGTTTGCCGTTTCGTATCACCCAGTCGGTGATCTCGTGATCTTTGCACGCAAGGTCACACCCAGCGTCCCGCACAATGATCCTGTCCCGGAACTGCCGCCACTCTCTTGACTGGTAAAAACTCTGATTTAGCCACCGGTCAAAGCCAAAGGTGTCGTATCCAACCGTACCGTGCAGTTGCAAATAGTGGAAGCGGTCTTCAAACGTTGCATACTGACAAAGTTCAGTATAGGTCTTCATAAGCAGCTCACGCCCCAGCAGATCATGGCGAATACCGTGCAGATCATAGAGAGGCAAATCAACTTACTATGCAGGTTCTTATGGCCTTCCATTTCGTCATGGTAAGCGCATATAAATGTAAAAATCAGCGTACACCAACAGCCAAATCCGCCGAACCACTTATCAATAATTTGTGGAAGCCCGACCGCAATAGCCGTCAAAAGTGACAGAATACTAGGAGGCAAATACCACCAGTACCGCTTGCTTGTTGGTCGTTCTCGGTCTGTGAACAAACATGCAAGCATGATCCACGGCATCGCCGCCATCAGCCAGAAGCAGATTTTATCAAGCCCAATCATTGCTGTTATCCTCTTCGTCCTTACCACTGTAGATTCCCATTGCTTTAATTGCTTCGGCGTACATTTCCTCAGTGTTCTTTGCCGCCTGCAGCGCCTCGGTCTTTGCCCGCAGCAATTTGTTTTCTTCTTCCAGCTTCTCTTTTTCCAGCCGTGCCTTGCTGCCGGACAGCCGCAGGTAGTATGTTGTTTCCGCGCTGGATGCAGTTCCTTCGCGCAGTCGCTTTTCAACAAGGTCTACGGCCAAGGATATCATTTGGTTTTCTCTTGCTTCAGGAGACAATGCCGGACGCAACCCGACATCCTCACCAGAAGAAGCTTTTCGGGTTTTCATGCAGTTGTCATCCTTTCACATGAGTTTCCGGCTCTTTATGCCGTGTTTTGTAACTTTTGGCATCACTTTTCACCATGTTTTGACTACTTTTGCATTCCGTCAGTTTTTGTAAGGGTTCATGAGAGCTGTTTTTGGGGTGATTGTGTCTGCGCAAAAAGCCCGTCATTGAAAGGAGAGATCAATTGTGGATCAGAGATTCTAGGAGGTGAATCATGAAAACCAAGAGAACAAGGTTCAAACACTATCTCATGAGCCCTTACAAAAACTCCCGATCCATTGTATTTCTACAACAGATCGGGAACGCATCAGGGGTAAAAACCAAAACAGGCTCTGGTCTACACCCCAAAGCCCAAATATCAATTTTACCCCCGGGGAAATATCAAAGACCGGCGCGATTTAGGGAGGGGGTGGATTTTTTGGACCCCCCTCCCCCTGTCTAAGCGTCAGTTTAAGCAGCGTTTATGCCAGTTTCTGGGTCAGGAAGGGTCTTTTTGACCTTTCGATACAGGTTTAACGGATCAGCCATGACAATCTGATCGATTGCCTGCTCAATTTCGTAAGCATTTTCGTTATCAGACAGCTGATCGGACGTGTATGCGAGCCGCGCAAGGAGGCCGCAGGAATTGTAGCCGTGGTCGCAGTCAAAACGATACCACTGATCGAACTGGTCATGCGGATCGTAAGGATTGTCAACTGTAGTAAGAAAACAACGAACCATATTTCTCGCTTCCTTTTGCTCTTATTTGTTCAGTGCATCATAAATCGTAGACTTCGGAACATTAAGGGCTTCCGCAATCTGATCATACGTATATATGGCAAGCATCGCTTTGGCTTTTGCCAATTTGGCAGGCGAAAGCTTTGTAGTCGATTTCGGCATTGCGCGCTTGACAATTTCGGTTGAATCAGAAGAATTCAAGAACTTTGTCAGCAAGGAATCAGAAATTGCATGCTTCTGAACAGCTTCCCATTCGCGGTCACTGAAGACAATCTTGGTCCTACTGCTATTAGCGCCGACTTGCTCACGAGCACGCTGCATTTCGACGCTAGAAATCTTCTTAATCTCTTTCTTATCATCCTTATTGTTGTAATCCAGACCACGAGCTTCGACTATTGCCTTGATCTTAGAGTTCGCGATAATCATGGCACGGCGTTCCTTCGGTTTATTGGCTAGGACTGCCTGATACTTCTCGTTCAGGGATGCCACTTCAGCTGCATACTCCTTGGCTGCGGCCGGGTCACGCTGGATTCCCTTCATGTTGACAGATTCCTTGCGAGCCTTGTTGGCCAGGGCCTTCAGCGAGTTAGAAAAGTTTGCATACAACACTTCCTGCGCGGTTCCAGACTTCGAGGACATAAGCGTGCGCGCATCATCTGTTACCGAAATCAGACTAACCTCGGTTTCTGCCTTATGCTCCTTACCCTGTTTGTCTTTATAGACACGGCCACTTTCCTTATAAATAGGTTTGCCGGTCTCTTTGTCAATGTGGACACTGCCACGACGTTCAGGGATGCGGACAGTCTGCTTACGACGGGAAAGCAGTGTGGATGCTCCGCCATACTTCTCGTACTCGTTACCTTTTTCGTCTGTAAGTGTTCTGATCTGATACTTGCGCTTCAACTCCTGAATGCCGTTTTCTTTCTCGGAGCGCTTATAATCAAGCTTATGCTTCTCCGCATCGATAACGACCATCGAATGGCGCACTGCACGCTCCAGATCTTCAGGCGGTGCCCCGCGTAGCGTCATATCGGTGATGAGGTTCGAGATGATGCCCATCTCTTTCTGTTTCTCATCCTTCTTCATCAGACGCACGTTATTCGGATTGCCTTCCGGAACAGCATATGAAGTCTTCGGGTCAAAGCCTTTCAGACCGGGCAGAAGATCAGTGGAGTTGATGCGCACCTTATCACTCATGGGAATAGCCATAACGGTGTCACCATCGAAGTCTGCACCAGACAGGCGTTCAGCAACCTTAGAGCTGATGCCAATCGCATCGCGGACATTGCCAAGATTTGCTTTGCCACTAGCATTCTTGTTGTTGACAGTGACAATGGGGATCTCAAACGTGCCCGCATGAGGATATCGAACCAATGCAAGCTGAGTGCCATTCTCATATGTAGGGCAATAAGCTTCCGTTTCTTTGATCTTATCCAGCGGCAGAATAACTTTCGTTGCCTGACCAGGGAAAGCCGATGCCTTCAGTGTCATAGACGTTCCATCACACTTCTCTGCGAAGTCCATCAGCATCTTTTTCTTAACGGTCGGGTTCGTGTAGTGCATGATCTCATCATACTCGGCTTTGTAATCAGCCATGGTAAGATCAAGCTGTTTCTTGATTAGTGGCAGAGGCTGCTTGGAAAGAAACTGAGATGAAACGTTCTTGGACATATCATCCCAGTCGCCTTCCCATTTCAACTTATTGATGGGAGAAAGGTGCTCTTTGCCATCTTTTCCGATGTAGGTGCTCTGGCCTTCCGCAGTAATAGCAGCGCCAAATGGATTGCCCGGATCATTCTTGATCTCTTTGAACACTTTCATCTTAGGTGTGCCAGAAGGCTTGTTCGTGTTGAACATAACATCAACACCATCCGGCATCTTGTCCGAATACATGGCCATGCCTTTCAGATAATGGCTGTTATCTACCATGATACGGACCTGAGCATAATGGGAGTTGCCAAGATCCAAATCAGGAACACCGCGACGAATCTCCATGACACCATCCTTTGCCAGACCGCCTTCATCGCCGTAACGAACTGCCACACGCTTCGAGTCTAAGCTTGAGGGAGGCTGCAGCTGACGAAATGAACTGCCGCCGTCATCAGAATGATAGTCACCCAAAGACTGAATGTCACCCTGATGCTTATAGGCATAATTCTGATCGTATTCAGGCTTTGCCAGAACAGTGATGTTGGTCTGCTGACGAAAGTTGGTAGGTTGCTTGATGCCAACGCCATAACGCTTGTAGCCATGTTCTGCTTCAAGAATATAAATGGCCTCGTCCATCTTACCTTCTGATACACCAAGAGTAAGATTTGTACCCTCAGACACATCGACCATACCCTTCTTATCAACTTCTTTTTTCAGGGTCTCGGCGATCTTTTCAGCCTGATCTTTCTTGGTGCCAACGCCGTTCTTGTACATAGAGCGGACCGTGGATTCAGGAAGCCCAAGCTTTTGACCGATTTCAGTCCACCCCATATTAGGATTTTCCTTCTTCAGCTTCTGGATATCATCCCACTGTTGAGCTTTACGGTCATGTCCAGCTTTGGTTTTAGCGACACGAAACTCAGTGGCACCGAGCTGATATTCGGGCGGAAGCGTATCATTGATAGCTTTCAAGATTTCGCCCTCAGACATACCCTCAGCCTTATATTTCTCGACACGGGACAGAAAGTCACCAGAATGCTGATACGGAGTTTCACCACTACCCCACGGATAACGACCAGAATGGCGCTTGGTGCCGTAATGCTCAAGAGTATCGTCTTCTCCGCCATACGCAAGGCTAAAGTAACTCTTCAAATCTTTCTCAACCGGGTTCATCATATCAGCACACTCCCATTCTCAGCTTTGCAATGATCGGATCAAACTCGCGAATTTTATCCATGATCGGATTGATGTCATCAGGACAAGGGTTTGCGATGAGAATATCATCTGATTGGTAGATGCGGTTCTCGATCTGGATTTTCTCGGGTTTGATTCGGTATTCGAGACAGAACAGCGCATCATAAATCAGGAGCTGTTCCATGTGCGCCGGAATCGCTCCGGTCTTCAGGTCGTGGATTCTGAGAATATCATCTCGGAAGCAGATAGCATCTGCCGTTCCGAAGCAATTATCAGAATAGTACAAAACCTGCTCAGGTGTCATACGGAAGCCGATGGCATCGTTGACATAATTATTCAGGGTTTTCTTTGAACGGGGAAGCTTTTGGCCGAGCTCGATGCACTTTGCTGCAAACTCATGCAGTTCGGTGCCTTTCTGGGTGGCCATGAAGTTGGTGTATACAACAGCAAGTTTGTCAGGGTCATAATTGATCCAGTTATACTTACTAGCGCTAAGAAAAGCGTGTTGTCCTCTCAGACGCGAATGATCGTTGAAGGTCATTCAGAATCTCCTCCTTATTTTCCGGGCAAATGAACGCAGCATAACTCATCTGATTCATCAGATTAACATAGTAATCCTGATTCGGTCGATGAGGCGCATTCAAGGAGCGCTTGCCTTCGAGTGCTGCCCATCGGTCTCTGTACAAAATCAAGAGATCAGGAATACCCTGAATCTCATTGGGATCAATGTGTAGGACGATGCAGCCAGGGAAGCGTTCTTTGAGTTCTCTTACCAGATTTGTCTTGAATTGGTTTTCCAGCATAAAATCTCCTCCAAAAAGAAAGAGGAGTAGCGCGTCTGGGACGCACTCTCTCCTCTCCATAAAAGGGACAGTATTTTACGCGCGGATTCTAACGGATAATAACGGATTTAAGCGGATTTTACAGCAAATAAAAAAGACGCAGATTTCTCTGCGCCTCTTAGTCAAAAATATCATTTGGGCCGATGCTGGTAGAAGAACAGGTACCAGTCTGGCACACCGGCTTCTAACATTCGGCCATCGTCGTATTCAAATTTTCCGTAGTCCTCGCTCAGTTCAAGGTTCGACGACTCATACTCATCCAACTTAATCGGATGATTGATTTCATCTTCTGTCTTTGTGATGTCGCACTCTCTGCAAGTCCAGTAACCCTGTACTTCTTCAGTCATCGGCCTTCCGCACTCACATACCGGTATCTTCGTATGCAGTTCCACGAACTTGTTTGCGTAGCAGGTTAGCAGGTTTCCGGCAGCATCCGTAGTGGTCCATTCTTCGAAGCCATCGTCATTGATAAAGCGGTTCATATAAGCCATCTTTATTACCTCATAAGCATCTAATCGGTGTGTACAACGGTCATTTTGAGTATACAACGCTGGTTGGGTTCTTACAAGCTAAAAGACTTGAACTATTCGTGAATTTTGATTTCTGCCCACTTGCCCACTTTTTTCTCTTAACTATATATAATATTTTTATTTTTTTATAGTGTAAATAGAAATAAAAGTGGGTTTTTGGGCAGAAAGGCGCTTTTGTTTAAAAAATCAACGTATTTGCGTTATATTTTGTCCGAAAATCATGCCCACTTTTGATTTTAAAAGTGGGCAGAAAGTGGGCAAATGGCTGGAAAATGTGAAAATTTTGTGAACAAAGCATCCGATTTCCTAACCTAGAATAGAATTTCATGATTTTTTCACCTCCTTGCCCAGAAAAAAGTGGGCAGAAATTTCAAAAGTGGGCAAAGAAAAAAGACGCTGAACGATTCGCCAACGTCCTTTTTCAGCCAATTTCTAGCTGCTGTCAATGCCGATTTTCATCAGTCGCTCATCTCCTCTACTTCTTTTTTGTTCAGATAGTCAGCCGCAGCATAAACAAATCTACGAGGTGTAGGGGGCCGTTCATAAATCTCACCAAGAGTCTCCTCCATGATATCCCGATGAAGACGCCACGCAACAGCGACTGCTCGCCGAATGTCATCATTGATCTTTTTTCGTGAGACTCCGTAACGGTCGCCGAGAATACTATAGTAATCACGATGATATCCAGGTTCCAAAAGACTCTCTCGTGCAATATCGATTGCTTCGCCGAGTGTCTCAAAACTCACAAGGAACATCTCTAAGCCAAAGCATCTCAGCAAATTTCGTGTCTGGTTAGTCACAAGTTCACCCTCCTTTACAGCCGTACAGTGAACGCTGTGATCATACCACACCCAAGAACCAGCATACACTTCAGAATATCTTTTCCCGGCACAGTTACATGCACAACTTTGCCCTCTCGCCTAGTACGGGTGCCAATCCTGAAACCGCTCATGAATGCGTGCACATATAGACAGCACATCAAAGCAGCAAGCAAGAATCTTATCATACAGACTTCTCCCATCCGTTTTCTTTATCTACTGACGTTCGTTTGACTTTGCCAAGCACTACTCGCCATGCAAAGACCTCATCCAAATATCATGTAAACCAGAAGCAAGAACCATCCTGTATATCTGATGATTTTCTGTTTTTCTTTGCCGATGTTCTCAGCAAAAGACATTCCAATCGCGATAGCTTGCAAAATAACGCTTGCGAGCAGCACAATTCGCATCACTTCACCATAGAACCCTTTCCCGTCTGGTCATCCTTCGGCCAGTACGTGTAAATATCATCGAACACCACCGGGATCTTGCTCTGCAGTTCCTTCAGCAGCGGGCACATCAGTTCTCTCATCTGAGGATGGGCCGCCACAGGAGTACGCAGCTTGAAGATGTTGCGCCACTCACGGTAGTTGGCCGTGACCACGATCTCAGTCTTCAAGCACAGCGGCAGCACGCAGCGAGCCTGTTCGGGACGCATACCGAGTGCGATCATATCCTTATAAAGGATTTCTGCAGATTCGCAGGAATCAAGCCAAGTGCTGCCAGGCGTATATTCTGCGCTTTCACATTTCTTGTCAGTGTCGGTCACATCAATATAAAACGGCCGAATAAAGCTCAGCTCTCCACCAAACTTATCCTTCGAGTAGTTGCAGTACCGCGTGCTCTCCTGCGCAAAGCTCGCAATTCGGTGCCGCACCAGCTCATTGGCAATGCCACGATCGCACGTGAACAGCACGCTCAGCTGAGAATGCTCAAGCATGGCCTCGTGCCCTTGCTTCACCAGAAAGCCCACCAGCTTCTTCGCAGACTCCCCATCCGGCGTGATCTTATCCTCGCTCTTGTAGCAGACCCGGGCAACGCGCTCAATCTGCTGCAGCTCCTTGATGCCACCCTCAGAAATATCAGTGAGGATCTCGTACTTAGGTTCAACGATTTTCATAATTAAATCTCCTTTTCATCAGTGAATCCACCATTTCGAGCTGACTGAGGCTCTTTCCATTACCTCTTTGGGCCACCATACTGATGCCAATATCCTCGATCGGGATAATGTATCCGAGATGAGCCAGTTGCTTATGATCGCAAGTTTCCACCTTCGGACACTTCTGGCATTTAGGTGCAAGTATCGTAAGTGCTCCGAAGTCGTTGTTCATGTTGTCCACTCCGATATCATTTTGCACTCCCAATCCCCACAGATATCACCCGAAGCATGTTTCTTTGCAAACGCCATGCCCTTCTTGATGGCCTCCTGCTTATTCTCTGCTTTGACTTCAAAAGCCTGATGTCCACCACCATTGTCGGTACATTCAAACCAAAATATGTACTTCATATATCAGCCAGCCTTTCTCTATCAGGATCTCGCAAAATAGAATCCCAGTCTCTAATAAGTTTCCGTAAGCCATGATCATCTGCTATTGGGTTCATCGTTTCTTCATCATATTGCACTATGACACTGCCTGCTTTATCGCATCCAAATCCGCAATTCCGACACTGAATCTTATACTTGATTTCCAGGCTTGTCCCAGTGGTCGCTGTTCCGTATACAGTTGGCCTCACTTTTGAATAGCATACCGGACAACATCTCATATAAAATCCTCCAAAATCGAGTCAATCAGAATCTCCAGTACCCGGTTTAAGCCCGCCACCACACGATATGGCCACGGTTCTTTCGGCTTCACCCGGGAAGGGGTATAAGACTTTCTCAGCGCACCATAAAGCCACCTGTCGAACTGTCCAAGTGAAATATCATTCTCCATGCACCATTCACGGACATCTACGTAGCTAATGTCGCCATTCATGCAAAGCTCGACCACATCACGCAACTTAGCGTTCGGCTTGATCAGGGTATCTTTTTGAAGCTCGTAATCCTCAAAATACAAGTCCTCGCGTGACCCGTCAGGCCTGCGAATAACTTGTGCAAAAGCTTTGCCATCCGCATAAAGCGTCGTAACATCCTCATCAATGTCGATTCGAGGGATGTCGTACCTCCATATGGCCTCAACAACTTCTTCGTAGTCAATCATATCGCACCTCACAGCAGAATCCGAAACCAGATAAACCAAAGCACCTTCAGCGTGAATGCAATAATGATGGCCCAAGCGCACAAAATAAGTGTCAGCGCAATAGCCCGGCCAAGAAATTTGCCAACTTTCGTCCAAATATCAGTCACTTTTCGTCAACCCTTTCAAAACCTGCAAACTTTCCAAAGCCAATATTTCCATGATCGCAGTGGTGAACCGGTTCATATTTTTTCAATTCAGGCACATGATTTAGAGCATCGGCTAAACCGACATAGCAGAGACCATCATTGAATTTCTGTTCGCATAAGCTGCATTTGTAAGCTGGAAAATAGAATGTTGTCACCCCACACACCTCCTAACTGCATCCACCCGGCACTCCGCAGCGTTCAACTCGAAAATAGCCGCATCCACAAATTCCGGGTCACAGTGCTCGAAGTGGTTCCGAGCCACCTCCAAGGCCTGCAAAGCCTCCCGCAGCGTATTGACTGTCGTCGGGATTGGCTCCATGCGGAATATCTTTTTGGCATACTCAGCAATTTTTTGCAGCATATTTCCTGCACCTCCACATCTTTGTAACCTGACGAGCAGTCAGCCAACCTTCTACGTCATCATGGCCAAGCAGCTGCGCACCCATCGCCTCGATAAGCCCCTGCTCAAAGCCATAGGAACCCCAACCCCAAATGCCATCCCATGTACGATTTCCAGCAGCATCATATGCAATAATTTGCTCACCACCATCATGCCGTCCGCCAGGAAGAAACTCCTGATTGTCCGGTCTATCCATCTCTGGCCAACGGCGTCCATAAGTATGCGGAACCTTAGCGTGCTTCAGCAGAATATCCAACTTCTGCATCTCAGTCATGCAACTCCGAACCCGCAGCTTCCAAGTTTTTTTCGACATGTTTCTCATTTTAGATTTCTCCTTTGTATTCCTGATATTTTACGATTTTGGTTGTTTCAGACTGGATATGATGCAGAATGTCGGCCATTTCAAAATGGCCATCTGCGGCCAACACTCCAGCAATAGCATTTAACGAATTCATATCGGTCATCGTAAGATTGACTTCAGGAATAACCTCGACACGTTCTTCACTGATAAAAGAGCCATATTCTCCACAATAATGGCACTTTATGCGTATGCGTCTCATTAAAATTCTCCATTCGATGATAAAAATAAAGAGCCGCAGATTTCTCCACGGCTCTTCACCTTTAATCTTCTCTAATTAGTTTCTCATATTCCTCATGTGTAATATACTCGTTTCTAAGTGCATCATACAGTCCGCAAAAACGGCCATTGTGATATCCGTATTTATACCCGCTGTCCCAAGCCTTGTTCCATGTCTCAGATTTGATCATATTGATCTTCGGTCTAATACATGTGTCATAAGCTTCAAACAGCAGTAATGCTACGGCACCGCACGTACATGCCATTTTTACAATAACCTTCAATGCTTTTTTCATAACAAATATCTCCTTTCAAATATGAGTTCACCTCATAAAGGAACTTGTTATTTTCGCGCCTTCTCCTCGAACTTCACGGGCTTCTTGCTGCCCTCCCGTGCACACTCCGTCAGGCACTCGTTGCAGGGTTCATCCGTCTCCAGCACATTGAAGTTCTTGCACTTCGGACAGTAGGTCGCATAGTCCACTTCGCGCATCCAGTCATTCATCAGGCTTCACCTCCCGAACGATTGTTACATTCCCACAATGAGGGCAAGTCGTCATCGCTCCGTCTGGAATATTGGTATACTGTGACCTTTTGCGGACCCACCATTCAGTCGGCGCTTCAAAATGACTACCACAGGAACTGCAGACAACTGTGATAAGCGGTTCATCGTTCGAGCTTTTCATCTTTACTGCAAACCTATCATCCAATTCCGGATGGGTCACCCGCTGGTTCAGTGCCCAGAGGAGATTCCAGCAGGCAGCGCGCAGGTGATCCTCATCGTCCATTCCGACCATGTACTTTGCCAGATGCCGAGAAGCACTGTCCAGCAGCGAATGCAGCGGGATGCCCTTGTCCACATTGTGCTCACCATACTTCAGCGCACCTTCCTCGCAGTGCTTGCTGACCTCAATGATACCATACCAAGGCAGAAGATCCATCCGCCCCTTTCCTGCATGCATATCACGCTTTGCACCGGTTTCAAATTCCGTGCGATCTCCACTATCTTTAATCATTTAGTTTCTCCTTCCAGTATTGCAGTAGGAATGTCCTGCATCAAAAATGAGTAATCAGATTCTTGCAACTCATCATCCCACATATTGACAATGGTGAGGAACGCAGTGTCCCTATAAAAGAGTTCCGCAAGTTTTATTTCACCCATTTTCTGAAGCCGATGAGCCGCCTGCTTACTCTGTCTTGCAAAATGGCATCTCGGATGGAAGAACTGCTCCGGACTCTTGATAACTTGAATAACTTTTCGCCGAGCACAAGAGCCCGCCGACTCATAATGGCATCTATCATCGAGTAAATACCCGATGATTTCGCCATCTAGCTTCACCACAATTTCCTTCCAGATAGCCGAAAGCGGACTGTTCGGTGCAGGTGTGTACGAAAATCCTCTCCACTTTCGCCAAAGTGGTTACTGAGGAGGATACTTTGGATTTTCTTGCGAGTTTTCTTAGAGATATTCATATTTCAACCTCCATAGAATTTCCTTTCGTTAAATGCTTTCTTTGAGTTCAGTGCCCTTGAAATCGCCAGATCAATGCCCGCTCTGCTCTTCAAATGATAGTAGAACAGATCCTTGTACGGCGTGTTCAACCGGTCAATCCGCCCAGAAGCCTGCTCCATAACCTTATAGGAGTAGTTCTGGGAATAAAATATAATGGTATCCGTCTTAATGCAGTTCCAGCCCTCGGCACCGGCGTTGTACTGCACAAGATAAATCCATTTGTCCGTATCCGGTATTGGTTGATGCTTGTGACCATTCCACTGAGCCACTTCTACGCCGTTACCATAAGGAAGATGCAGGAGAATATCCAGCTCATAGTCAAAGTTATAAAAAATGATGACCTTCGGCTTTGTTCTGCAAATATCCAGAACTTCCTGCTGCCTACTAGGATCAGTGTTCACAAGTTTCCGCAGCAAATAGCAGAACTCGCTGGCCGTTTCAATAGGTCGATTTTCATAAGGGTTCCAGCGAGATTTATGGATTTCCTTGTACTTTAGCCGGTCAAAATCCACATACACGGTCTCATGGTGCGGAATCGTCGGACGCTTGAAGTCCATATCCACAAGAATCCTATCACGCAGTCTGATAAGCCGAGTTGTGTTAATGTATCGGTCAATTTTCGGAAACTTGGAAAAACGACTATAGATTACGTGTTCATTGTTGAACTGCGTCCGGTTTTTATAGAATCCGTTTGCAATAAACACTGGAATGTAATCTGTCCAGCAATCTCCCGGAGTAGCGCTCAGAAGAATCCAGTCATTCTCCTTCGTGATTTTCAGGAAGGATTTGACCCATTGCCCGCTGCCAACAACTCTCTGCTCATCAAATATAAAGAAGGCATCTTTCGCCCCGATATACTTTCTGACGTTGTTCCAAGAATCCACCACAACCTTATGATGATACATGGCCGCTTTTTCATCTGTTGTCATCATAAACGGAAGCATTTCTTCTTCCCACTCGAGTGTATCTCGCTTGCGTGCCGTCGTGATGATATACAGATCCTGCGGAGGATCGTGCATCTTCACATACCGCTTGGTGTTGATCTGCCCCCCATTCTTGATGTAGTAGAACGCCAGACCTGTCCGACTTTTTCCGCTGCCGACACCACCGCATAAAATGCAGCCATTTCGCATTCGATTGACTGCATCCTGCTGGTAATCATACAGTGCTACTCCAGACACTTCGTTCGCCTCACTTCCTTGTGTACATGAATAGCTTCAGGACGGCAATGGTTCTCGTATGCCAGTAATGCAATCGTTGCCTCCTCTTCATCCTCGCCTTCGCCGAATAGCGTATAGGCAAACAGCTCTTTTCCATTGTGCTCAAAGACTTTCCATGTGTGCAATTTGTCTTCCATGTCAGTACCTCGTAAAAAGAAAGAGCCACAGATTTCTCTGCAGCTCTCTCGATCCTAAAGTCGAATGCCCTGTGTTTCCAGAATGTTCTTGAAAATAGCGCAGTTTTCGATTGTACTTCTGTACATGCTTGCCCTACAATCATTCCGCAGTCCGTGATAATTATCAATCGCGTACACCGACTCCACACTGGGATTATGTAATCTCAGCATAGAGGCCCAATATACAAGATTGTTAATTGTAATGTCTTCCTCCGTAATGAAATGGTAAGCCAACACTCGATACATTTTATCGGCTCCGCCAAGTCCATAAATATAAACCTGTCTGGTCATTCAAACCATCTCCTTTCATAAAGCATCAAGTATTTTTCGCGTTAATAGGTTTGTATTTTATTTTCAGCAAGGTAATTTCTGCAATTGTGTCAAGATCTTCAAGTTCCTTGTCGATGGTACGATTCTTATCTTTTATGCCATCGCATATGATCCGACGCTGGGTTTCCGTGAGTGCTTCATAAATAGTCATCGAGTCCGCTCTCCTTTTTCATTAAATATCAGACATAATGTCATGGTGGGTCAGGTGGGATTTGAACCCGCGATCAAGCAGTTATGAGCTGCCAGCTTTCAGCCAGACTAAGCTACTGACCCAAAATAAAAGAGCCGCAGATTTCTCCACGGCTCCAGGTTGTTTTATTTTAGAGTGTCTTACTCTTCCGGATCACAGCAATCGATTTTCAGATGAGTTCTTCCCCGTTCGTCGATCTCATGCCAGAATTTCTCCGGTTGGTGGAACAGCTTCTCATATTTGTCGATGTACTCCTGCGAAAGGTCGCCGAAGTCATCTTCCGTCAACCCTACAATAAGGAATGTACCGGCAATCACATCAGTAGGTGTACCATCTACATCCATGAGAGTCCGGTTAAAGCTAACACCAATCAGTTTTCCTTCCTCATTGCAGATAAGTGCAACCGGATCGTCCCACGGGTAGACCGCCTGAATCGGGCCGGCCACTTCTTTCTGAAGAGATTTGAGTGAGCCGTCGATTTCAATAACTTCAGGATACTTCTTGGGCTGGATTCTCAAGACTTTCATAATTCAACCTCCAAAAATCAAAATATAAGTCTGAGCTGCTGCCTCTGAGAACGCCATTTGCGACGTGGGCACTCACTGGCTGGGCATTCAACCGAGGACTAACCTCGGCACTCAGAAATATCATTTAATAAATTTCGAGGTTTGCTACACGCTCATCAATGCGCTTCTGTTCGATGACATCCGGTGCAATGAAGCTGATGTTCACAATGTAGGACGGAATGCCGTAGCTTTTCGCCGTGCGGTTTTCGATGATACAGCCACGATAGCTCTTGTCCTCGTCGTAGATGCCAATGAAGTAGTTTGCTTCCGACATCTTCTTGATGCTCTCACCGAGATACCAGAGAGCCTGGTTGCTATTCTCAGGAGGATCGCCCTCAAAATAAGTCGGAATGACCTCCAGTTCTTCACCAAAGACGGCCTCTGCAATCCGATGCATCTGCTCCATTGATGCTTTGATGGCGTATTCCGTGCGACCACGCATCGGACAGCTAATAAACAGTTTCTTCATGTTATCCTCCTTAGTACGGCAAATCGTTCGGGTCGTTGGGTTCGGCCATCTGTGCGTAACGGTCTGCATACGGGTCGTTGTCCGGGGCCTGCTCCACGTACATCACATCAGCGTACAGAGTATACTCACCGGGAGCATTACGCTTTTCGACAAGATTTGCCTGGCAGCAGACGTTCTTGACACGGATAAAGTCGAGCTGACCGATTGTCTCCGGCGTGCACAGAAGGCGCTTGCCCTGCAGGGTGATCCAGTAGACATGCGGCGGCCACTTGGAATCAACGTTGACCGTGACCGGCACATAGTAGGTCGGCACAAACGGCTCGTCATAAGTGTAGTTGGGGTTCGGGTGGGTCTCCTTAACGTTGATGCCCATCGCCTTCATATCCATGGCCTGCTCAACCGTAGGGATCACGATGTTGACGCGGCGCTTGTCCGAGCCAAAACGGTCACTGGTGGGATCACCGGAGAAATTAGTCTGGAAGATGAAACGGGTATCATCGATGTTTACTTTCTGACGCTTCTGGAACATAAATATCAATCTCCTTACCTTATTTATAATGTGTTGTAGTTATTGAACGGCGTAGAGTGCTCAACGTATTCGTCGATCAACCGGCAGCCAGCCTTGACTCGGACTCATCCGTCGGAATCTTTTGCTTCAGCCCGATATGCCATGCAGCCTTCTTCATAGCAGTCCATAAACTGACCTTTTTCATGTGCCGAATACTCGCTCTCGTACTTCTGAAACGGGCATTTCACCTTCATTCTCCTCGTTCAGCCTTTGCGGCAGTTATGTGGGCGAGTTCGTGTACGGTCTTTACCGTAATCGCTGCAGCCTGGTTCAGACCGGCCATAATGTCCGAGATCGAACCAATAGAGCCAGGTTCCTTCTTTTTCTTCTTAGTGTACTGCTTGAAGACCTTATGGAACCGGTTATCATTGCCTGCCATCTTCTTGACAATGGCCATGGCAAGCCCTTTTTCCGTATCGAAAGTATCTTCCGGGCCACACTTTACTACGGTTTTGGTCCCGTCAGACCACAGGACGACCGTTGCCGGATCATTGAAGATGACTTTGCAGATGCTGACACTGCACATGCCGAACTTCACAATATCATTCTTCTTGGCCTGCTCCATAGACTGGCGAGAGTAGTCAATCGCCATTCCTTTGTGTATAGCCCTTGTGAGTTCATGATTGTCCATAAGCACCACTGGGGGCAAATCAGGGCACATGTTCCAATTCCAATAATCCTTTCTCATTTATCTCACCTCAAAATTTCTTGCAGCCTCGTCCTGAACGTCATCCCACGGCATATCAGGTTTCTGCCAAGGGGGCATGCCAGCATCATCCGCTACGAACAACTCATAGTCACCGTATTTTGCGATGGCGTCTGCAGCATCATCGGCCATTTTGTCAAAATAAGAACGGTCGATATCTTTCTCCATCTGGAGTTCATGAACCATCTCACTTTCAAGCCAGCGATAGCCCTTGGAGCCTCCGACTGCTGCATAGGTCTTTTCTCCAGCATCATTAACGCCAGACTCCCGCAGCAGTACAGCACCACCACATCCGGGTTTGATGGGGCAGAACGAACCAACACGGCCGACGAAGATATATTTGTGCTCGCCCTCGGGCAGGTCTTCGTTCTTGTCCAGATAAATAGCGCCCTTGGAAACAGTCTTTGTCTGGCAAAGGTCCGCAAATACCACCGGCTCATGCGAGAACAAGGTCTTGAACACGTACGGAATCTGAAACTGTGTTCCAGTGGCTGTCCACTCCCTGCTGTGCTCCTCGTTCTTTTCCGGCATATAACCGTACTGCGCCTGACACTGGTCTGCATCCAAATATCTGGCAATGTACACAGCATCGTTCACAAGGCACATTTTCTCGTATGTAGCCTCGTGCTCGAAGGTGTATCCGTATTTTTCAGCGAATTTCATACAGAAGTCGATGATCTCCGGTGTTGCATCAGGGATCTTGATCGAATCCGTTTTTATGTGCGCCACTGCAAATCCGCGCTGCTGCACCTCATCCTGCAAGGTACGCATGAACAAAGCACCACGCAGGGCTACAATGTTGTTTGCGTTCTTCCGGTTTCGGAACGGATTTTCAAAAGTTGCACTGGTCAGACCGTACACCGAATTGATAGCGATCTTCAGAGCCTGCGACAATGCTTTCGCCTGCTTCGGATCATCCAGATACTTGGCCAGTTTACCGTTGAAGAGCTTCTTGGCCTTGTCATACTCCTTGTGTTTGACATAGATACGAACATCCATCAGGTCATTGAAGTTCTTGGTGTACTCGCCGAAGTAGTTGAGCGCGACTGCCGAATGCGGATGCAGAGACGCCACGTCCAGCAGAGCCACATTCCAGTACATGCCGGGTTCAGCATAGACATAGCCACCCAAACCCAAATCCGTACCGCGGAACATATTGTGCATCCGGCCATCCTCGCCTTTGACCCACTCGTATCCGGGGAAAGCATTGAGATAAGTGTTCTTAGTGAGAATATCAGGCTCCACCTCAATCAAATCGTCGGATTCACCGGTGGCAAGATCCGTATAGACCAGCCTGGGACTTTTCTCTTTGCCAAAGATGATTCGCGTAGTCAGACTGTTGGTCGTGTCGTTGACCGTCATACCTGCCACATCCGCCAGAATTTCTCGGGCAACAAAGTCCGCGTGTCGAGCATTGAACACGGCTTCTGTTGCCAGAACGTCGTTATCGCAATACCGTGCAACTTCTTCCCACTTCTCTTCCGGCACAGGCTGATCCCAAGGCAGTCCGAGCTCCTGATGATGAATACCCAACTCGATCTCGAACTTCTTCAGACTCTGCTTCTTGGCACTGAAATCGTAAATATCAGTGTAAGAGAAGTTATACGCTTCGCCAAAAAAGCCCGTATGTTCGTTGATGATCTGCTGAGATAGATTGTAAATTGCCTCAACCGACCACCCGATCATACGGGCATAGAGAATGTGGTTATCGTACTTACGGTTATTAAAGCCAATCAGCCGATACTGCGCGAGTTTTGCAATATCGTCTGCGCTCGGGTTGATGAGCCGGTAGACTGTCGGTTCCTCTTTGTCCGGTGTGCTTTGGAACTTCCAGTTGACCAACAGCAGGTTCGGGAACACTTCGCAATCAAAGAAAACGATCGGTGCCTCATAAGTTACTACTGCAGTCGGCTCCTTGGATTTGAAGTGCATTTTAGACACGATTTTCAGGCATGCATCCGCCTGATTCGTGCTTGATGCAGCGAAGCCCAGGATACTGTTACGCATATCATCCACGTCATAGGTAAGGTCGCTGTTGTAGGCGTCCTCAAGAATTTTATAGATGAAATCGATGGACGGTTTGGTGTAGGGATGAATTTCCTTGTTGAGATTGCGCATGATGAGGACACGCAGCGCTTTCTCACTTTGGACGCGATCAGTGCTAACCATTTTTTCTCCCTTCATTGGTAAACCGGAGCTGATGGGCGCTACCGGAATATCATTGCATTTCGAGAGCTTTCTCCGCAGTGAGCTCTTCCCGGTAAAGACTTTGACCTCGATATGCTCATCATAGATTCTACTGAGCTTTGAAGCATCTCCTGAATAAATATAATGCAGGTGGATGCCCGCACCGGATTTACTCAGTTCTGCATAGGTTTTTGGCCACTTGCTTGCCGCTTCCAGATTCCGTTCAAAGGACTTCTTGCCGTCCTCTCCCGGAATATCAAAGTCGATCACGATGTGATTCTCAGGCACCTTGACGTAATGTAGTCTGCTCGTGTCCAGATCCGCCAGCTTTGTCTTTACCTTTTCCCATTTCTGAGTAGGTGTTCCGGTTTCATTGGCATATTGGGCAGGGCAGTCCTTACAAATATCATCCAGAACCGAGTGCTGAACTTTGAAATCGATCCACGACTTTGCTTTTTCCGGAATCGACGCTCCAAAGTCCGATTTCTTCTCGAACTTTTCTGTCTTGAAACCACTGTAGTAGCTGCGGATACGTTCACCACTGTCCGTGTTGACACGTTCCTTGTAATCGCGGAAGTAGTTCATAAGATCTTCCTTGAAGACCCGCCGGGAACTCATGTACGGAACGTTTGTGCTCGTGCAGAAGTTCTTGTACATCTCCCATGCAACCTGCAGCGAAACACCGTCTTCCTTCTTGAAGACATAGTAACTGTCCTCCATGAAGTTGTACATATCATTGGATGCACTCAGCATACGGATGGGAATATAATCGTCATAGGCATGTTTGTTGTTCTCATAGACATTCCGGCAATACCACGCAATGGCCCCCAGCTCGAAGTCGATCTGTGAGATCAGTTCCTCGTACTTCTTAGCAGGCACCTTGTTCCCAGTCGGCTCCACATCAATTAGCCGTCGAACGATACCCGATTTTGCATTTGTGATGCGCACCGGGTTGTTGGTACCAAGAATGAGGAAGCACTTGAAGCGGTTTTCATAGGCAGACTTAAACTTCTCGTTGACTGTCATGGACTCATGAGAGACCAGCGAGTTGATGCGAGTGTTGTCTTCGATGCGGCTCAAATCACCATCGTGCTGGATTGCGATCAGCGGGTTTGCTTTGAATGCTTCCAGCGCAAATGCATTTGAGGATGAACCAAGCACCTTCGCATCAAAGGCCGAATAATATCCAGCAAACAGCTTCTGTATGATGTTGATAACGGTAGACTTGCCTGTGCCGGGTGCGCCATACATCACCATAAATTTCTGGATCTTCTTGGAGTCCCCATTTACAATGGCACCGATTGCCCACTCGATCTTCATGCGCTCGTCCGGCGCATACAGAACGCTAATCAGCTCGTTCCATGCCTTGATGCTTCCCTGCTCCAACGGATACGGAAGCCGCTTGGATGCGTAATCCTCCTTCTTCACATCGGTGTTGGAGAATATCAATTTCTCATCGAGCATAACAAACGAATCCCGCATCTGTCGCTGACAGTACCGGTGCCAAATATCAATCATGCCGGATTCCGCGTCCCACATGTGAAGCACCCGATAATTGTCGAAGTCCGCCTTGTGTGCATCCGCATAATTATCAAGTTCTCTGTCGATGAGCTGCAGTGCGTCCTGCTCGTCCGTAGACCATAATCCGCGTTCCTGCAACCAGATTGCGTAGAAGTCCCCGCCTCGAATCATCAGATCTTTTGAATGCTTGATGATAAGTTTGGGATAAATCTCAATCACCCCGTGTTTGCCCGTTCTGCGGGCAATGAAAAGGAAATCAATCATTGTTAATCAATTTCCTCCTTTCTTCGAGGTAAATATCAATCGTTGGTCAGGGTAGCATGGCCGTCGCAGTGGACGGACTTGTTCTCCTCGGTCTTTTTCATCCGGTTCAGCTCGTCCATGGCGATGTCATACTTCTCAGCCAACTCGTCGCGTTCTTTCTTTGCGTCAACCGCCTTCTTGCACTCCACAACGAACACCTTCGCAAACAGATATGCAATGCCTGCCATGCCGATCAGAGCCAGGTTCTTCTTGAACAGCTTTGCCTTGTAACGATCCATGGCACATTCAGTCTGGGCGAGCTGATAGTAAATATTGTTTTCCATGATAAGTCCTCCTCAAATATCATTTTCGTTCAGGTACGCCATCATCTGGTACCAGATGTCAAGCGTACGCAGGTCTTCCTTCGGGTTTTGCAGTGTGAACAGGCCGCCTGCACCGTTCGGCTGGTAGTCTCTGCGGCGAAAGCGCTCGATCACGAACTCTGCCCGGCTCTGATGGAACCGATTGTCGTCCATCGAAGCCAGACCGAGACTGACGATCATGCTCCAGAACCACTGTCCGGTCCGGTTACCGATATCTGCATCTTCCATGATGGTTTCTTCGCAGCGAAGTGCCAACGCTACCATCATCTCCAGCATACTGCAGGGCTTGTGCATAAAAGTCTCGGTCACAGCCCTCATATCCTTTGCCGAAATATCATTCTGCTGGTCAAGGAATCTGTCCCGCAGATTCTCGCCGTCTACGGCACGATTGCAGTCCATCTCATTGTCAGGAATGAACTGCGTATCGTATAAAAAAGCGAGCAGCCTATGGAAAGAGAGGTTTCTCGGCTCCCACTTTCCACAGACCAGCTCATAAAGCCAATCGAAATATCTTTTTTCGATGTCGGCTTTCATTTCGTCAATCGCCATAGTCCTCCTCTTCCCGCTCCCGATATACATCTGCGTAGTTTTGGAGCGCCTTTACCACCTCAAAATCCTTGTGATAGGCATGGTTGCGTACATGGATCGTGTCGGGCATGAATTTGCCCATCTCGTCCAGAGCTTTTTGCCCGACAACTGCTTCAACGTCATCCACTTTGGAGCCGTCGCCGTCGTAGGCCAGCACACCATCTGCAAACAGGGTCAGAAAGCTGGTCTCATAGTCATCGTCGGCGCCGAACTCATCCGGTTCGATGATCTCGATGAGTTCAAAAGGTGCTTTGTCCGGCTTTTCCTGGTCACTCTCCTGACGATAAGGACCAGAAATCAGGTCAACGGCCTGCTTCTGGGCTTCAGCTTTGATCTGTTCGTCAATATGCTGCTCCTTTTTCTTGTAATGCTCGCGGACATCTTCGATCTGAGCATCAGCAAACTTCTGATACTCCCCGCGCATCCGAACATGCATGAAATAAGCGCCAGCCGCAAAGCCAGCGCCAACCAGTAAAATATCACGAATCCAGTTTTTCATTGGAATCTCCTTCTTTAACGGTCATCATAGTAAACGCGAGCCCTCCAAAAAAGAGAGACACACTCATTAGAACCCCACCAACAATATGCCTTTTTCGCTGAGTATCGGTCAGGTAGTCCAGAAACAGAAACATGTTTTCCAAACTGCTCATACAAATATCCCTCACTCAGAAAGGACAGCCAGACCAGAGACGAAGCAGACTCCGGCCATGGCAGCGAACACATAAGACAAAGTTCTTACGACTCTGGTCATAGCGAATCCTCCCAAAATATCAATCAGATCTTGTCAATGATAGGGCCATCAACGTTGAAGTGCAGCACAACAGAACGGTCGCCCTGCATCTTGTCCAGACCGAACTTCACACAGTTGGACAGAGATTCATTGTTAGGATCATAGAGCCAGCCGACGATCTGACCCTGAGGATTGTAGATCTGCTGACCATTGTTGTACTTGCCGATCATACGGTAGACCTCATTCAGGAACAGGTAGCCGCGAGTACGCAGCTGGTTGCTTGCATGAGTCTGAACCATGCTCAGGAAGTTCTTGTTGATCTGTGCATCCGGTTCCCAGGTGTCCACCATCTCATCAAACAGCAGGTCATAGGGCGAGTGCACGCCGTCCGTTTCGTCGATGTAAGACTTAACCACTTCCTCGGTGCCATCTTCGTTGACGACCTTGGACTCCACCTCGACGGCCTTCACACCGTGCTCGATCTCGTGCTGTACCCGTTCGCCGAAGCGCTCAGATACACGGCCCTTATACTCGTTAAACGCCTTGTCCAGCGTGACATAGGCCGCCGTCAGAGCTGCATTGCGCTTCTGCAGGATGTGATTGGACCCGACCATGCAGCCGAGGGACAGCGTGCCCAGAATGACAGCAGGTGCATACAGCTCCACAAGTTTCATACCAGTCTGGACATAAACCGTAGTCAGGTCCTTCTTGGCATCCTCTTCGGTATACTCGGTGCCTTCCTTGATTGTAGCCTTGCCATCCTGCACATCGTGGATGGTTGCAACACTGGACTGATGGGCAGCCAGAATATCATTGACCTTCAGGGTCGCCTTACAGGCCATAACAGCACTGGTCACTGCGCCAACAGCACCGCAGACCATCAGGATCTCCGGGCTGTGCTTGCCGATCTTGAACTTCGCCTTTGCTGCAAAGCGACTGACATTCGACATCATTTCGTTCATTTTCATAAATATCTTTCCTTTCTCAGTTGTTCAGTACAACAGGCTTCGGCAGACGGATGACGTATCCGCCGCTAACGCCCTGAATGTATGCGGTACGCAGATCATACCAGCCATACTTGTTGTCCGTGTAGTTCGAGGTCATGCCAACCAAATCATACAGGTCGGCCACAGAGACACAGTTGTAGGTCGCCAGTGCATCGATCATCTGGTTTAGCACTTCGTCTGCATCACCTCGGGACGAGAAAATAATGTCCTGATAGTTGATCTGTGCCGCTACCGGACGGTTCTGGTTTGAGTTCCGGTTGTCAGAGTACCGATTGTATGAGACACGACTCGGCTGGGCGTAATTGCTATAGTTGCTACGGAGACGGTCATCACCATGAAATATCATGTTGACGGTTGCAATCATGAGGTCTGCAAAGAAATCCCGCATCTTCGGTACGGCCACATCTTTAATAATATGGTCGCGCACGGTCTTCAGGTCCTCTGCGATAAACATCGAAGCTACCTTCTGAATATCATTTTTCTCTTTCGTCACAACCTTTCCGGTCGTCACCTTCTCAAACTTCTTCTCATGCTTTTCGGCATTGCCCGTCGTAATGGAGTTCGAGGGCAGTTTGATTTCAGCCATTGGGATTCTCCCTTCAAAAAATAAAAAGGTAAGAGCCGCAGATTTCTCCACGGCTCTCGCCTGAACCTTTCACATTAGTTCTCTTCTTCAGTCTCTTCGACTTCCTTGCATTCAACATCCTCGATCTCTTCCGGTTCGTCCTTCACGATCTTCACCGGGCACTGGAACTCGAAGTGCTTCTTCGGCTTCTTCTCTTTCTCAGCCTTGGGTTCGGTCTTTGCCTTTGCCTTGTGCTTTGCGATGCCGGCACCAATTGCACCGATCGTCAACACGCCAACAGCAGCGGCAATGCCCGCCCAGGTGTTGATGCCAGAGTTCTCCTCCGTCTTCACCTCATTGTTCTCCGTAACCACGGGAGTCATCTCGTTAGAAGTCTCCTCGGTAGTAACCTCGTTCATGTTGTTCATTTCGTCCATAATAAAATCTCCTTTCAAGATTTATCCTAAATGTGAACCTTTCTGGTTCCATAAAGTAGAATGAATTTTTCGCGTCTCAGACTCCGATATAGTGCGGCGGTTCCACGTAGTTCACCACCAGACACGGCATACCTTCCTCATCCAGCCGTGAAGCGTAGCAAGTTTCGATGTAGCCGCGATCAATGTCCCAACCGAGCATATCGCCAAGCTTGTTCTGGTCCAGGCCAATAAGGTCATACCATTCGTTCAGGCTGATCCGCATGTCGTCCCGCAGTTGACGGTTGAATTCGTTTACGGCCTTGTCGATCTCGTTCTTGGTCGCCGTAAAATATCTTCCGCTCAGCGAGTCAAAGCACTTGAGCTGTCCCGCAGCATGGTTCACAACAACCGTCTGCGTCTCCGGGGTCTTCTGCTGCTGTTCAATTGCCGCTGCCTGCCGGATCTCACGTTCCTTATCCTCGCCAACAGTCTCCAGCACTTTGTCCCGGTAGGTACGCAGCGTGCTCTCGCTCAGGGTGTAAGCAGCCGTCAACGCTGCATTCCGCCGTGCATTCACGCTGCTGGCACCAATGATGCAGGCCACGCTCACGCCAAAACTGACAGCAGTCGGAATATAAACCGGTGCTGCCGTCTTGATGATCTCCTTTGCCTCCAGCTTCTCAACGCCCAGTTCCTGCCGCTTCTCATCCAGCAGGATCATGGCCCTAGGGGTCGCCTTGATGGCAAATATCACGCTGGATGCAGCCCCTGCAATACCGAGACCCACAAGGATCTCCGGGCTGTGCCTCTTTGCGCCCATCCAGAGCGCGCTTGCCAACGCTTTGAGTTTCATTTTCATACCTCCATAAAAATATAAAAGAAAGAGCCGCAGCTTTCGCCACGACTCTCGTCCTCGCACTTAAATGTGCCCTGTCTCCATCATATTGTGGATTCGTTCATTTGCTTCACGTTCGATTCGTGCTTCTTCCCGGTTGTACCAACGCCACCGCACATATTCGTACAGTCGAACCGGCTGCATTGCCAGCGTGACCACGAGCCCCACAAGGGTTCGGATCAGCACTTTCATGCACCACTTCAACTGACTCCATAACAGCTTGTCGATTTCCTTCCAGAATGCATAATCGTATTCGTACATAATAAAATCTCCTTTCAATTTGTGGATTTCTTCCATAATACAAAGGGATTTTTTCGCGTCATCGACAAATATCAATGCAAAAGAAAGAGAGGCATCACTGCCCCTCAGTCTCATGAGATTCGTTGAGCTTTTTCTCAACAGCCTCGTCGATCCTGGCATCCAGGTCTTTGTCTTCGGCATATCCCTGCATCATCGTGCCGAGAAAGCCAAATATCATTCCTGCCATACCCAGAATCTTCCAGATGTTCTTTTTCTTGCTCATTTGTTCTCACCTCCATAAAGCACGCTGGAATTTTCGCGTGCGCAGTTCTCCTCGTAATGTTCCCAGTCCTCCACCGGGTCCGCCCAAGGCGTTACGTAATATACGTCCAGTCCGTCGTCGGTTTTCTGCTCGTAGCACTCTACATCGAGCCAGAAATACTCCAAGTCCTCCACCATCTGGTCAATGCACCAGCCTCTGCACTTGCCATCCGGGATAAATTCCAGTCCTAACATCTCGCACCATGCTTCCAGCGATACTCCGCCATCCAGCGCCAGCTTTTTATTCAGCATGTATGCTGCTTCGTAGAGCTGTGCCATGGTGGCATTAAAATATCTATTGGTAAGCGGCTCATAGCACAGATGCTCCACATCGCCGTTATCTGCACGAGGCATCGTTTCGACCTGCCGGTGAATATCTTTTTCGGTTTCCTCACCTACCTGCTCTGCAACTTTTTTGCGGTAGGTGCTGTAAGTCTGCTGAACTGCCACATATGCAGCCATCAGCTCAGCCTGAGTCTTTTTGTTCAGGCTGTTGGACCCCAGAATGCATGCGATCGTACCAACACCAACGACTGCAGCAGGAACATAAAACTTCCAGCAGTCTTTGACGATTTCTTTCTTTGTCATCGGTTCTGCCTTGTTCATGTCGATCAGGCTCTGCGCCTTGGTCGTTGCCTTTGCAGTCTCCACAGCAGTCAGCACTACGCCCGCAGCCGCCGCTATGGACAGGATCGTTGCACCATGCTTATTAAAGTAGGAAAATATCTTTTTGTTCAGTTTCATGTTCTTGTTCCTTTCAGCAGTTTTCGATTTTCCAACGGTTTCTCTTCGATGCGTTTACAATCCCTCTCGGATACCCGATCATCATGCAGACCGGCACAGCATCATTACGCAGAAATATCCTTCCTGCCCTCTCATGCAGACCGACAGCAAGGTTGTTCATGCTGATAAAATCACGCATTGCCGTAATGGTTGCCCTGCTGTTCGGTCGGTCCTCCTCACTCAGAACAACTTCCATAATGAATATTCCGCTGTACACAAACTCTCCGATAATGTTCTGCACCGCTTCTTTGTTTACCTTTTGCTTTGGTTCAAAAGAGTTGTTGTACATCTCCGAGAATTCTGTCGGGTCAACATTTTTCAATCTCATAGCGACTCCTTTCACAAAAAAAGAAAAGACCCGGTCTCGAACCGGGGACCTCTGTAATCAAACAGCGCTCTACCAACTGAGCTATCTTCTCCATTAAGCGGCATGTATTTTTCGCGTCAAAGAACACCAGCCTTCGACAAAATATCAACCAGTGTTTCCTGCGTCATCTCGGCGTCAATGTCCAGATGCACCCGTACCGTTCTGCTCTTGTCTGCATAGTTCACCCGCAGGTCGTTCAGCTGAACTGCTGCATCGAGCCCTTGTTTTTGGATTGCTTTACCTACAGCAGCTGAAACCAATCTGCGCAGAAACCCGGATTGAATGTGCATAATGTCCTCCATTTTGAATCTCCTTTCAAAATCAAAAAAAATAAAAAAGGCAGAGGGCGAATCTTTATCAGATCTCGTACTCTTCCTGATTTGCTTTCTGAATTTCTTTCAGTTCCTTGCGTTCCTTCCAATTTTCCCATGCCACAATGCCGCCAATGAGTGCACAATACACTCCGGCCACAACGCCGCACAGCTTGAAGTAAGTCCCCCAAGTCCACTGCTTGTCCATAAAGTTCTTGATTGCTTTCATCATAGTAATTTCTCCTTTCAATAAAAGCCCTCTGTCTTCCATAAAGCATCCTGAATTTTTCGCGTCTGAAAAACAAAAGAGCCTACGATTTCTCGTAAGCTCTCTCAGGATAAGGCTAAATATCAATTCGTGTACCGGTTTCCGTTAAATCCTTAGTTCTTCGACGGCCGGAACAGCCTCACCAGAACCCAGATGACCAGACCGATTGTCAGTCCGATCACCGCGGTCACAATGACCTGCCCAACCGTTACGCTTGTATTCCAGATCTTCTTCAAAATATCCATCATACTCCTCCTTTGTTTGGGCCTTATCCCATAAGACAAATAGAATTTCTCGCGCCTACACGTCTCTCCTGTCAAACACCGTCTCCCAGCGTTCTTTCTTCAGCGGCTTCATCCGCAGGGCCCACATCAGTTTTCGCACGGTCACGGTCGGGTATAGCCCGTCCTTGTTTTTCCGCTTTGCGTTTTCCCGGAAATATTCCAGAAACCCTTTGTGCAGGTAGATTTTGTCAGTTAACCATGGGTCGATGGGCCCCCAGAAGGTCGCCCGGCTCTTCTCGTTGAACCTCTGCTGAATCACGGCCAGTCCCTTACCATTTTCAAAATATAATGTGCAGGTCCGGTAGACTGGGTGGTTGCATCGGTAAGTCACGCCGTAGTACCGCGTCCATTCTTCGGACGGCTCGGTATAGTATCTCATAAAAAGAAAAAGAGGCCGAAGCTTTCGCCACGACCTCCAAGGTCCTCCTTACTTCTTGAAGAATTTAAAGTCTCTCATAATGCCCTTAAACGTGCTCGAACAAATCGTACCCGTCTCCTCGAACTTGAATCCCTTACCGTACCAGTGACTGCCCACAGCCAGGCCTGCGATCGTCATACCGATGCTCGTCACTGCCGTCAGGATGCGAATGAACTTATCGTCATCCGCTTTGGCGATCTCAAGTTCAAGCTTGTGCTTTTCCAGCTCAAGCTTGTCCTCGTCTGCCTCCTTGTTGACGTTCGATTCGTTCTCATCCATCCGCAGTTTGTAAAGCTTCACGATGTTGTCAGTCGCTTTGCCCTGCTCGTCACTTCCCGTTTTCAGGTTTTCCAAGTCCTCGAAGCGGCGCTTCAATTCTTTGTCCATCATTTCGTTCAGTTCCATTTTGAATTTCTCCCTTCAAAAATATAATGTTCGGAGTTTCCTCCGTAAAGCGGGCAGTTATTTTCGCGCCTGCACCTTTTTAATGCGCAGTACGGCATACTCGCTTCCTTCGATGTCCTCCACGGCCTTGTCCATATTCAGGAACAGATGGGCGCTGTCATCCTCTTCTCCGGTGTACCCAATCAGCAATGTACCGACTGCTTTTTTGCGGTAATCGTGAGTCATGCCGAGTATAAGCCCCAACAAAAATCCCAGAATGATCGCCAGTATCGTGAGTATCCATACCAGATAAGCCATTTTAAAAATCTCCTTTTATAAATATAAGTCATGTTTCGGTCACGTGCGTGCTGAAAAAAATAAGAGCAGATGTTTCCATCTACTCCATTTTGAAATGTTATTTCTTTTTGTTTCTCTTGTGCTCTCCTTTCCGTTTCTCGATCAGGAGCTTCAATATCTCCCATAAGATCAACAATACAAAAAGCTGTACCACAAAATCGTACATCAGTCATACCACCTTTCATAAAGGCGGCTGATTTTTTCGCGTCCAAAAAGTAAGAGCCGCAGATTTCTCCACGGCTCAGCTTTTACAGTATTGTAATGTCTATTATTTCTTTGTCCTCTTCAAAGTGCTTCACCATTTTATTAAACTCGTCTTCGGCACATGTACAGTCAAATAGAACTCGTATACATGGTTTGTATTTACCAGGCTTTGCCCTCGTCAACTTTCTTAATCTTTCTGACGCATCAAAATACTCCACATGGTTAATTCCTACCAGCATTGCTCTTATCTCTTGTTCAATACGTTTACCAATATCGGCTCTGCACTTCAAATAAAAATGTACTTGTTTCGTAATGTTCACCATTACAATCACCTCCATAACACATCCTGATTTTTTCGCGTCACTGCCGTTCCTTGCTCAGGAGCCAGAAGAAGTACCGATAATGCTCGTAGTAGGTCTCGCGGCAGCAGGGACAGCCATTCGCCTGAAGCTTGTTGTAGCCGTCTCCCTCTGTCACGCCCTTTTTAATGTACGGTGCCAATGCCGTATCAAGTTCCGCAATGCACTTGTCCACGATGTCGATGCAGCTGGAGTAGAACACTCGGGATAGTGCGATCCTCTCGGTCGGGCTTTCGGGTGGGCACCCCTTGATGATGCCGGAAATATCATTGGGTGATGTCTGCCAGCCATCGATCAGAGTCAGGGCCTTCTTCCAGTCATCGTACTGCCTGCAAAAATACTTCAGTTCGTAGTACCGGTATCTCGGAATGTGGTATGGGTTCTTTTTTGACAGCTCCGCACGTTCTCTGCTCATTTTTCGCCCCTCCATTCATAACCGGTCTGCTCATAGAGGAGCTTGGGAGAGATGTAATAGCTGATCCTGCCCAGCTTTGAGTTCATCTGCTGAATATCCGTAACGCGCTTTCCGTTCCTCGTTGCCTCGCCAATCGGAAGCCACCCTGCAATGATGCCTGCACGCACCCATGCCGGGTCCCGGCCGTATACTCGTGCCGCAATCCGTACAGGGACTGAACCCATTTCTAATCTAGCTTTATCCATTCTATCGTACTCCTTTTGTGTTACTCTAGGAGCGTCCAACTACGTTCCCAGGCTCAAAAGGATGATACTTGTAAAAATGGTCCCCCGCGTGCTGTTTTTTATCTTTTTCGCCCTGAAGGATTGACAAGCAAAAATCTATCGTTTAACCTAGAATAGCTTTTTCAAACAGAAAAAGCCCGGTTTGACCGAGCTTTTGAGTGAAAATGGCAAATTTATACAATGATTGAAGGAGGTTTCTATGTTAAAACTCTGTCCAGAGTGTTGTCTACAAGTGAGCGATAAGGCAGCAACTTGTCCTCATTGCGGTTACCCGCTCAAATCCAAGTCATCGCTGCCACCAAAAAAGAAAAAACATATGCGTCTTCCCAATGGATTCGGCCAGATTTCCGAAGTCCGAGGTCGTAATCTTCGCAAGCCCTTTCGGGCAATGGTTACAGCCGGAAGAACTGATGAAGGCAAACCGATCGTATGCCCGCTCCGTCCGGTCGCTTATTTTGAAACGTATAATGAAGCATATGAAGCGCTTATGAAATACAACGCGCATCCATTTGACCTTAGCAATAAAACAACCATGCAGGACCTTTTTGATATGTGGCTGACCACGAAAGAGAAAAAAGTGGATTCTTCTACGATTTCCCGTTATAAAAGAGCATGGGCCTACTCCTCCTCGATTCATAACATGCTTGTCCGCGACGTTCATATCTCGCACCTGCAGAATTGTATTGAAAACGGAACCATCGTTTACGCCGGAGAAACTCGCCATGCACAAAACAATAATAAAGACTCAATGAAAAATCTTTATAATCTGCTCTTTGATTATGCAGTCTCCCGCGAACTCGTCGATAAAAATTATGCTCGTATGTTCACGATCGATTCTGGGTATGTCCGCAAACCGAATAGTCATATTCCCTATACCGAAGCAGAACTCGATCTTCTATGGGCAAATATAGACAAGCATCCTATCATTGACATGATTCTAATTCAGTGCTACTCTGGCTGGCGTCCCGGAGAACTATGCGACCTGAAAATGAAGGATGTTGATATGGATGTGGGCACATTTACAGGCGGCTTAAAAACAAAAGCGGGGATAAACCGAACAGTGCCGATTCATCCCCGAATTTACAATCTGGTAAAAGCCCGCTACGAAAAAGCGCTCGAAGCAGGTTCGCCTTATTTATTTTTCACGATCCGCCAGCGTGGTTTCCATCATCAGAACACCGTAAAAGGCGAAGTCACGCAAATGCGCTATGCCTCTTTTTCCGTGCAGCTTGTCAACGAAGTCGTTCCTCTGCTGTCACTGAACTCTGAGCATAAAGGCCATGATGGACGTATTACTTTTGTTACAATGGCCAAAAAGTATAACATGGACGAATATGCCATCAAACGACTTGTTGGACACCATATTAAAGACCTTACTGAACGTGTTTATACCCAAAGAAGCATCGACTGGCTTAAAAATGAGATTGAAAAGATCCCATAA